CTGCGGCCACCGCATGCAGCGCCCCGAGCCGATCGACGAGGTTGCCTCCGAGGCCCAGGCCGCCGCAATCCTGCAGGCCATCGCGGCGGCGATCACCGAACCGGGCACCGCCGCCGCGCGCCTGCTCGACGGCGGCAGGTTCCGCGAGTACTACCTCGCCGAGGACCACGTCTCGGTCTACGGCGTCACCGGCGGCTGGACGCAGCTGCCCACGGTCTTCACCGGCCCCGGCCTGGTCGGCAACGTGCGCGTGCGCGCGGCCCAGGCGCTGGGCTGGCACCACGGCCTGACCGATGACCCGGTGCTCGACTGGGACGGCACGCGCCCGCTCGGCGGCATCTACGACGGCGCCTACGCGCTGACCTCGCTCACCGCCGAGCAGGTGCGCGCGCTGCCGCACCAGCCCGAGGCACCGCCGCTGCGGGTCATCGAAGTCACGCCCGAGCTGATGCGCGAGGCGACCCGCGACGCCATCGAGAGCAGCGTCCTCCCCGCGCTGTTCGACCTGGGCGGCTGCACCATCACCGGGGACGAACTGCGCGCGCAGTACGGCAGCGACCCGGCGCTGCGCGAGTGGCTGGCCGAGTGCGAGCCGGGCGACCAGTTCCACGGCTGCGTCGACTGCTGGAGGGTCGAATGAGCGCGCGCGCCCTGCTGCTGGCCGCGATGCTCGTGCTCGTCCTCGCGCTGCTGACGCTGGCCGGCTGCGGCGGCGGCGACGAGCCGGCGTGTCCGGCCACGGCGCCGATCGACCATGGCGCGTGCGCGCCGGACGAGACGATCGACCCGCCGGCGTGCGAGGCCTCGGGGGCGTGCACGTGAGCGCGATGAGCTGCCCCACCACCCGCCGCTACCCCCGCACGCTGGCCGAGGCCTTCCCGGATGTGCGCGCGGCCGCCCTCGAGCGGCCGGCCGCCGTCTCGCGCCTCGACCGCTACGCCGGCATCGCGCTCGCGGTGCTGATCGGCATCTGCACCGCCCTGCTCTTCGCCTGGGCGGCCATGGAGGGCTACCCGCAATGAAGGATTTCGCCGACACCACGCCCGACTTCGTTCGCCACCTGCCGCCCCCGCGCTACAAGGCCTGCGGCCGGGTCGTCGAGCTGCGCACGCGCCGCCCGCTGGTGCTGGACGCGCCGCCGGAGACCGCCGTCGCCGCAGCCGCCGCGCTGCAGCGCAGCTACAGCGCCAGACAGCCCTACATCGCCGCCGGCCTCGACCAGCAGGGGCGCCTGGCGCGCAGCGACCGCCGCTACGCGCTCGCCGCCGCCGACCGCCTCGACGACCACGAGCCCGAGCCGGCACGCGAGCTCGGGCCCTGGCCGCACGAGCGCATCGCCTCGGTGCTGGTGGGCGCGGTCGTCGTGCTGATCGGCTTCTTCGCCGCCGCATGGGCCGTCTCGCGCCTGCTGACCTGGATGGCGGGGCTGTAGCCGTGCACGCCGCCACCGTCTCCATGCCGAGCCTGCGGCTGCCGCTGCCCACGGTGCCGCCTTACCGCGCCTGCGAGCTCTGCGCGCACCGCGTGCCGCTGCCCGGCGCCGCCGGCGGCCTGGGCTGCGGCTGCGCCGGCGCCGTGGTGCCGGTGGAACAGGCGCGCCGCCGCGACGGCCTGTGCGGCCCCGACGCCGCACACATGCTGTGGCCGCGCATCGGAGCGCAGCGGTGAACCGCGCCGCCGTCGTCGACGAGCCCAGCGAGGAGCAGCTTCGCCTCGCCTTCCGCCAGTTGCGCCGCGGCCCGCACTGGCCGGCCACGCTGGAGCTGGCGATGGCCCACCCCGTCTACAGCGTGGCGGTGCGCGCCGTCGCCATCAACCTGCACCGCGGCGGCCTGCCGCTGCCCGCGGTGCCGCCCGCCTGGCGGCGCAGCGAGGCGTCCGTGCCGCCCACCCCCGCCGCGCCGCCGCAGCGCCGCACCGCCAAGCCCACCTTCGACGCCCGCCGGGCCGCCGCCAATGACCTCGACGACGAGTGACGCCATGGCGTACGCCGAGATCGTGCGCGCGGCCGTGATCCTGGCCGACCGCAGCGCGCTCACGCACATCGCCGCCTACAGCGCCAGCGAGTACCTCGACGGTACCACCTGGCGCGACACGCGGCCGATGACCGACCTGCGCGAGCACTCGCCGGCCTTCACCGACCTCGCGCGCCTCTCGGTCGACTACGCCCGCCTGCGCGGGCTGCTGCAGCCGCACCCGCGGCACGCCTACCTCGTGCGCTTCGCCTGCCCCACCCCCAGCCTGGAGACCCTTCGATGAACGCCGTCGCCGACGACCCGGCCGCACTGACCTCGCCCGACCAGCCGCCTCTGCAGGCGACCTGGCTGCCGCTGGCGCTGCTGCGCCCCAACCGCTGGAACCGCAAGCACTTCGACAGCAAGCGCTTCGATGAGCTGGTGGAGAGCGTGAAGGCGCACGGCGTCGTGCAGCCGATCGTCGTGCGCCCGCTGCCCGGCGCGCCGGCCGGCCAGCCGCAGTACGAGATCGTCGCCGGCGAACGGCGCTGGCGCGCCAGCCAGGCCGCCGGTCGGGCCAGCGTGCCGGCCTGGCTGCGCGACTACACCGACCCCCAGGTCATCGAGCTGGTGCTGGTGGAGAACGTGCATCGCGAAGACCTCAACCCGCTGGACGAGGCCCAGGCCTACGCCGAGCTGCTGGGCCTGCCCTACGGCCAGGGCTACACCAGCGTCGACGAGCTCGCGCAGCGTGTCGGCCTGAGCAAGAGCCACGTCTACCAGCGGCTGAAGCTGCTCGATCTGTGCGAGGCCGGCAAGGAAGCGATGCTGGCCGGCATGCTCAAGGCCAGCATCGCCGTCGCCATCGCGCGCCTGGCCAGCCCGCAGGACCAAGCCGAGGCGGTGGCGCACGTCGTGCAGGGCTGGGGCGGCGAGCCCTACACCCACCGCAACGCGCTGGACTACCTGCAGAAGACCTTCATGCTGCGGCTGGACAAGGCGCCGTTCGACGTGACGGCCACCTACGCCGGCCTCGGCCCCTGTGGCGCCTGCCACAAGCGCACCGGCGCCAACATGGAACTGTTCGGCGAAGTGAGCGGCGCCGACCACTGCCAGGACCGCAAGTGCTTCGAGCTCAAGACCGAGGCCGCGCACCAGCGCGCGCTGGAAGACGCACGCGCCGCCGGGCACAAGGTCGTGGGCGGCGACGAAGCGCGCGCCATCCTGCCGGTGCCCGGCGGCCAGCCCGTGGGGCACCAGTTCTGGGACCGGCCCTGCCCCGCGTTCACCGACAGCACGAAGTCGCTGCGCGAACTGCTGGGGCTGAACTTCCGCGGCGTGGTCGTGCTCGACCACCCGGTCACCGAGACCGCGATCGCCGTCGTTCCCGACGAGCGCGTGAAGCGCGCGCTCAAGGCCAAGAGCCTGCTGCGCGCCGACAAGCCGCGCGCCGCCGCGGCCGAGCCCGACGAGGACACGTCGCGGGTGCCAGCCGCGCCGGCGGGCACGCCGGCCCCGGCACCGAAGGCGCGCACCGAGGCGCTGCTCGAGGCCGAAGTTGCCACGCGCACCGGCGAGCTCTTCGGCCGCCGCCTCTTCATCGCGTTGCACGAGGCCATGTGCCAGGGCGGCGAGCTGCCGCTGCAGGGCCTGCGCCTGGCCTGCGGTTTCATGAACAGCGGCGGCTCGGCCGAGGCCGCGCAGCTGCTGTACGAAGCGCACGGCTGGCCCTTCCCGGCCAACGTCGACGACGACCTGCGCCGGCGCATCGCCCAGGCCGACGCCGGCCTGCTCGGCCTGCTGCTGGTGGAGGCCGCGGTCATCGACGAGCTGACCACGCCGCTCACGCTGCCCGCCGAGCTGGAGGACAGCGGCGTGCTCGATCTGGCGCTGAGCTGCGGACTGGACATCGGCGAGCTGCGCGACGAGGCCGAAGCCGAGGCGCGCCGCGAACTGCAGGCCGACGCCCTCGGCGCCACCGAAGCCTTCATTGAAGCGCACGGGAGCACGCCGTGAGCAGCGGCCCGCGCGAGTTCGTCACCGAGCCGGGCCCGTTGCTCGACGTGCCCATCCCCGCCTACCTCAAACCACTGGACTCCCCCATGACCCAGGACACCGCGCCCGCGGCGGCGCCGCAGCGGCCCCAGCAATGGGCCGTGATCGAGATCTTCGGTCGCCAGCGCATCGCCGGTGCCGTGAGCGAGCAGACCTTCGGCGGCGCGACCTTCGTGCGCGTGGACGTGCCGGAGATCGTCTACGAGGGCACCGAGTACGAGCAGGGCGAGCCGCGCAAGGTGCAGCGCCGCGTGCCCGCTCACTCGTGCAGCTATGGTCCCGGCGCGATCTACTCCATCAAGTGGTGCGACGAGGCCACTGCGCTGCTCGTCGCGCACCAGATCATGGACGTGCCGCTGGGCCGCTTCGAGCTGCGCGCCGCGCTGGAAGCGATGCCGCTGGGCGACCGGCGGCTGCTGCTCGAGGGCGATGCGCAGGGTGATGCGCCATGGTGATGGCGCTCAGCATCCGCCAACCCTGGGCCTGGCTCGTCGCCAACGGCATCAAGCCGGTGGAGAACCGCACCTGGCCCACGCGCCACCGCGGGCCCACGCTCATCCACGCCGGCCTGGTCTTCGAGCCCCAGGCCGCGGCCCAGATCCTGCGCGTCTTCCCCGAGCTGCGCGACCGCCTGCCGCAGCAGTACGAGCTGGGCGGCATCGTCGGCATCGTCAACGTCGTCAACTGCGTGAAGCGGCACGAGAGCCGCTGGTTCACCGGCCCCTACGGCTTCGTCTGCATGCACGCGCGCCCGCTGCCGTTCCGCCGCTGGCCCGGCGCGCTGGGCTTCTTCCGCGTCCCCGATGACGAAGCGGGGGTGATCCTGCGCACCGTGCCCGCGCCGCAGCCGGGCCAGAAGGGGCTGTTCGAATGAGCGAGCCCACCGGCACCGAAGCCCGCGTGTGTGCCGACATCGCGCGCCGGCAGCAGCTCGGCGTCGCCAAGTACGGCATCACCGTCGAGGCCAACCCGCTGACGCTCAAGGCCTGGCTGCAGCACGCATACGAGGAGGCGCTCGACCAGGCCATCTATCTGCGACGCGCGATCGAGGAGATGGAGCGGTCCGCATGATCACGCCGCGAGGCGTCGGCCCCGGCGAAGCGCCCTACTTCCTGTGCCCGGCCTGCCGCCAGCCGCGGCCGATGAAGGGCCGCACCCGCCGGCGCATCCGCGGGCTGGGCGCATTCGTGTGTCTCGGATGCGGCAATGCGACCCAGAACTGCGATCGCGATCGCGATGCGAGGCCGGAGGCCTGCCGGTGACGATGAACAGACCGATCGCCATCCTCTTCGCGCGCCGGGACAGTATCTACCGGACGATCGCAGGCTGCGACGTATGGGATATCGATCGTGATGCGCGACGGTGGCCTGGCGTCTGGCTCAACCCTGCCTGCTCGGCGGCGCTGCAGCGCGCGCGGGGCGGCCTGTTCGAGGAGGTCGACTGATGCCCGACCGACACCACTCAATTTGCCGACTCGCCATCTCCGAAGACGCGGGCTTGTCGATGCCGACGGCCCAGGAAGCGCGCCTGATCATCGCGGTCGGATGGTACTCGGCCGCGGAAGGTCAGGCCGCGACATCAGCGCGCGCTGATGGAGGATGTGCGTGAGGGCGAGGGCGAGGATGGCTGATGCCGCCGTGGTCGAATCGCTGCGCCTGTCGATGCTGCTGGCCAACGAGCTGGTGCGCCAGGTCCTGTGCGGCGAATGCGTCCGCGAGACCGATGCCGGCGGGCGCACGTGGTACGACGTGCGCCCGCTGCTGCACCCGGCCGAGCAGAGCGCCCGCAGCCGGGACCTGCATGCCGCCCTGCTGGACTACGCGCGCCAAATGGGCCTGACTCGGCCGCACCCGGTGCACGCGCACTTGGTGCGCTACGTCGGCCCGGAGGCGTGATGCCTGTCCTGCGATACGCCTACCGCGGCCGGCAGCTCACCGTCACCGAGCTGGCCGAGCTGGCGGGGTGCAGCCGCAGCTGCATGCACCGCCGCCTGGAGCTCGGCGACGTCGAATGCGCCGTCGCCATGGGTGCGGCGGGCCGGCGCGGTGTCAGGCGACGGCATCTGCTGGGCGCCCCAACCGCGCCGGCGAAGCGGCGCACCGTGGCCAGCGCCGCCCCTGCCATACCGCCGGCGCCCCGCAGCGACGTGCCACCCGTTTTCAGCGGCATGCGCCCCGGCCAGTACCACGAGGACAGCGAGGACCGCGCCATCGCGCGCGCCCTGCGCGGCCGCCGGCCGTGATCCCTGGCCCCGTCGAGTACGTCGCCCTCCCGGCCGCCGCCGGCGACGACATCGTCATCCCCGCCTGGCTGGCCCGCGAGCCGGCCTGGCACCGCAGTGCTTTCCGCCCGCCGACGCCTGCCGGCGTTTTCCAAGTCCCCTCAGGAGTCCCCGGCGCATGATCCCCCCATCCAGCACCACACCAACAACGACGTGCTGGGCCCGCCCCAGGGCGCGACGGTCGACCAGTGCAGCGCACTGCCCATCACGCGCATCCGCCGGTGGCGCTGGGCGTCGAGGGCGACGGGAGGCTCGACGGATGCTGACCGACGATCGGCGGCCGAAGAGGGCCGCGACGTGAGCCGCAAGCGCTGCCGCCGCAAGGCCGTCGCGCCGCTGCCGCCGCGCGGCCTGCGGCCGCGGCTGCTGCCCGACCAGGTGCGCGACCTGGCCATGGCCCACGTGGTCAACCTCGACGACATTGCGCGCGGCCGCGCCGGCGCCGAGGTCCTGTGGCAGACGGTGGGCGGCGTGTTGTGCTGGCTGCGCGTGGCCGAGGTGCTCGGCCGCGGGCTGCAGGAGATGCAGGCCCAGCACGACCTCATGATGCGCCTGGTGGCGCGCCATGGCGCGACCGGCAGGATCCTCTTCACCGGCCCCGAGTATCAGCTCGCCCGGCAGGGCATCGTCACGATGGACCTGCTGGCCGAGATCGTCGACCGGCCCACCGCGATCGCGGCCGCCGAGTGGGCGGAGGCGCGCGTCGCGCGGATGACGGCGGCGGCCGAACGCGCCTGCGAGGCGCAGACGCCATGAGCGCCGCGCTGCTCACCCCCGCCGAGCTCGCGGCCCACCTGCGCGTCAGTGAGCGCACCGTCGCGCGGATGACGACCGAGGGCTGCCCCTCGCTGCTCGTCGGCCGCCGCCGCCGCTACGATCTCGCCGCCGTCACGGCCTGGATGCAATCACGCGCGGAGACCACATGCCCTACCACCTCAACGACCGAGGCCGCTACGAGGTCTCCGTCTGCGTCCAGCGTCGCCGCCTTCACCGCCGCCTGCCGGCGGGTGCAACTGCGGGTGATGCCAAGCGGGTCGAAGCCGAGCTGATCCGCGCGCTGCACCAGCCGCAGGCGCCGCGCGTCGTCGCGATCCCCGGCGACCCGCCGCTCACCGAGCTGCTCGCCGACTACACCGAGCGCCACGTGCATACGCTGCGCAGCCCGCAGACTGCGCGCTACCACGCGCTGCGCATCGGCCCCTGGTGCGAGGGCCGGCGCGCCAGCGAGGCGCGCCAGGTGGCCGCCGCGATCGTGCAGGACATGACCGGCCACTACGCCGCGGCGACGATCAACCGCAGCCTCAGTGCGCTCTCGCTGGCCCTGCGCATGGCGTGGGAGCGAGGCCGCATCGCCGTCGACTACAGCGGCCAGATCAAGCGCCGGCCGGAACACAATGCCCGCCACACCTGGCTCGACCTCGACCAGGTCAAGCGGCTGGCCAACCACGCCAGCGATGCGGTGCGCGCAGCCATCTGGATCAGCGTGCTCACCGGCTGCCGGCGCGGCGAGGCGCTGTCGCTGCGCCCCGAGATGATCGGCCGCGACCACATCACGCTGCCGGCCGGCGCGACCAAGACGCTGCGCACGCGCACCGTGCCCATCATCGCCCCGCTGCGCCCCTGGCTGCGCTACATCGGCGAGGAGGGGCTGGGGATCAATTTCGAGGGCCTCAAGAGCGGCTTCGTCCGCGCGCGCGAGGCCGCCGGGATGCCCGAGGTGCAGTTCCGCGACCTGCGCCGCAGCACGGGCACGCTGCTCATCCAGTCGGGCGTGCCGCTGCACCACGTGAGCCAGATCCTGGGCCACACCTCGACGCAGGTGACCGAGCGCGTCTACGCGCACCTCGCTGGCAGCCAGCTCCGGGACAGCATGCGGACGCTCGACACCCTGCATAGGGCGATGCTGCGAAAAAAAGCCTGACGCCCGGCGAACTGATGCGCTTGGACGAGGTGCTGCTGATCGTCCGAGACGCCGAGGCGATCGCGAAGCATCGGCGGGAATTACGTCAGGCGCGACGGCGAGAAGCCGGACGTCCCCGCCGAGCGAAGCAGCGGGCGAAACGCCTGGCGCGTATACCGAGTTGGGCCGACATGGCGGCCGTTGCTGCGTTCTATCGCGAGGCCGCACGACTCTCGCGCATGACCGGTGTGCCGCACGAGGTGGACCACATCATCCCTCTCGTGGGCCGGAATGTCTCAGGCCTTCATGTGGCGGCGAATCTTCGCGTCATCGCGCGGGACGAGAACCGCCGGAAAGGCAACCACTTCGTCGCCGAAGTGGTGGGCAGTGCAGGGATCGAACCTGCGACTTCCACCGTGTGAAGGTGGCACTCTACCGCTGAGTTAACTGCCCAGATTTACACCAGTCTCTTACACCAGCCGCGCTAAGTCGTTGTCAGATCTAGGTTTCATCCTGCCGTGTGAAGGCACTTTGTCCGCCATTCGGGGACTCGCTCACCTAGGACAGTGGCAGCTCCGGGCGGTCCGGTGCAGACCATGATTTTCACCAGGCCGTACACCAGGCCGTACACCAGGCGGGGCCGGCCAGGCAACGCGCTGCCAGATGATGACACCCCGCGAACGCGGGGGGGTAGTGCGCAAATAAAGCTTGCGTTATACCCACATAACGCCTACATTAATCCCATCGCAGACGCGATACCGGCGCCTCCCGGCAGTGGGGCAGGAGATTTAAATGACCTACATCGCCGTCTACGCGCACGCCGACACCGACATGCCCGGCTCGCTCGAGCTCGACGCGACCACCGATGCCGAGGCGATCGCCGAGATCAAGCAGCTGGTCGAGAGCGGCTACCGCAATGGCACCTGGGCCACCGTCGAGCTGTCGGACGGCCGCACCGCCTCATACTGCAACCGCCACGGTGAGGCCGTCGGCGGTCACGGCCTGAAGTGACCCGCCACATCCACCACCTCACGATCACCACCGGCCACAGCCGGCGGTCCTGGCGCCACGAGATCGAGCCGGATGTGCTCGCCCTCACGCGCGAGTTGCTGGTGCGTGGCCTCGAGGCGGGCCGCGTGGACGTGCCTGCCGAGACGGCCGGCCACTGGATGCGCGTGACGCGCTCGGGGCGTTGTCTGCTCGTCACCGTGATGCATGGCGAGGATCTGCCGCTGGTGACCTTCGGCGTCGCGGCGCACAGCCGCGGCGGCGCCCAGCTCTGGCGCCTGCTCTGCGAGGGCGCGATCACGACGGCGGGGCATCGCCTCGATCCGGATCGGCCGCCGCAGGAGCCGTGGTGCGCGGCTCGGCTCGAGCCGGGCATCGGGTACATGCTCGGCTCTGCCGAGTGGCTCGGCGATTTCGAACGCTGCCTCGCGTGGGCGTGGCTGGACCTGCTTGCGGAGCGCGCTGCCAGATGATGACACCCCCGCGAACGCGGGGGGTGGTAGCGCAAATTAATGTTTGCGTTATGCGGCGATAACGACTACATTAATTCCATCGCAGCACGGTGCTGCGACCACCCGCCGGCGGTGAATAGCCGGAGAAGCCTCGATAGGAGAGCATCATGATCTACACCCTCCACAGCACCAAGGGCCAACAGCAGGTCGACGGAACGCTGGCCCAGGCGGTCGCCGCCGCGCTGGCGATGGAAGCCGAATTGCAGCCGGCCTTCGGCGTCACCATCCTCGACGAGGATGACGACACCCTCGCCACCATCGCCGACGGCGCGCACGACCTGGTCGTGCTCGAGACGATGCCCGAGCATCTCCGCGCGAGCCACGAGGCGGCCCGCAACCGCGGCGAGTACCCGCACAACGGGGCCCAACGCGTCATCATGGACCGCGCGAACGCCAAGAGCTGGGATGACGGCGACTGGACTGTCATCGTGAGGCCGGCGACCGAGCGCGACCTCGAGCAGTACGGCTACGCCGTCGAGATCTGACGAGGTGACCAGGGGCCGCCGCGGCGGCCCCGCTCAAGCGGAGACGACATGGCAAGCATCTACACCCTGGACGGCAACGAGCTGACCGCCGGCCTGCAGGGATGCGACATCTGCGACGAGGCGATCCAAGTCGTGCGGCAACAGCCGCGAGGAGTATGGAAATGGGCAAGACCACGAGATTCGCGATCCTGGAACCCAACAGCGGCTATGTCTGGGGAGTCGTCGACGCCGAATCGGCCATCGAGGCCTGCAGTGTCCTAGACCGAAAAATCGGCGGACGGCCCGACGAAGGTGCATACGAGCCGATCGGCGACCTCGACCCTTCGCGCGACGCATATGACGTGCGCCTCGCGCCGGCCGGCTTCGATGCGGATGACGGCCAGGACCCCGCGGCAATCGCGGCTGTCAATGCGATGCCCGCGGTCGGCCTGTTCGCCTGGACCCCGAGCTGAGGCCCGACATGCTCCCGCAATTCCTTCGTCGTACGCACCCCGCCCGAGACCGTCTGGAGGCCGCGGGCCGGCGCTGGCCTGGCGTCTGGTCGCTCGTCGACGCGATGCGCGAGCAGCAGGCCCGGTCGTGGCCGCCGTACGTCTACCTGCCGCTGACCGCCGCCTCCGGCGTCCTCACCGCGCACCGCGCCCGCATCGGTATCGCCCAGGAACCGGGCGGCATGGTCGGAGCGCAGGCCGGCGACGCCGCCGAGCTCGCGTGCCTCGCCTCGTGGCGCATGACGCAGGGCATCTACCGCTACGACCCCGCGCTGTACGAGGCGATCGTCGACACGCCCCTCACCGGCGACGTGCCTGCCGACATGCTGCGCCGGCTGCCGGAGTGGTGCGTCTACGTCGAGTGCACGCTGCCCGTGCCGCGCCTGGGCCTGGAGCCGATGACGACGCGGGGCATCTATGGCTGGCTGGACCACGACGAGCGCGCCGGGCACGACGTGCTGTGGATCGGCTGGGACATCGAGCCCGAGGTGATCGCGCTCACGGCGGTGCCGCTGGTGGGCACCCTCACCGAGAGCGCCGAGCGCGTGGTCGACGACTGGCGCGAGGCGATTGCCGACGGCGCGGCGACGGACATGCCGCCGGCCGAGGCGCTGGTGGAGGCGTACCGCGCCACGCTGCCGCCGGCGCTGTCGCTCCTGCTGTACCTGTGCAGCGACGCGCCGGACATCACGCTGCGCGGCCAGCCGGCCCGGCCCGAGCTGCCGCAGCCCAAGCGCACCCGGCGCGACGGCTGGCGCCTGTTCCCGGCCGACGGCTCGCGCACCTGGGACGTCGGCGTGCGCCTCGGCGCGGCGCTCCGGCGCGCCTACCATGCCGAGCAGACCGGCCAGGGGGGCGATACGCACGCCGGGCCGAGAGCGCACATCCGGCGCGCGCACTGGCATACCTTCGTCAGCGGGGCGCGCCTGCGCTCCGACGGCAGCGAAGTGCCGCTGCATCAGCGCAGGCGTGACCTGCGCTGGCTACCGCCGATCCCAGTCAACCTCGCGGCCGTCGACGATCTGCCCTCAGTCATCAGGCCGGTGCAGCCATGAGCGTGAGAGGCGTCGATCATCGCTGGACCGCAGAGGATGATGCGCTGCTCGGGACAATGAGCGATGGCGAGGTCGCCACGCTCCTCGGCGTGACGCGGAAGACGGTCTTTACGCGGAGGACGATGATGGGCATTCCGCCACGCACACACCAGAGAGGAAAGGAATCGCGGGCGGGGATGAGGTGTCGCATGATCCCGGTCGACGACGCATTGCGCGCCAAGCTCGACGAGCTCGCGCCGCTGCTCGCCGAGCGGTTCCGCGCCCAGGGCCTACCGGTGCGCACTTTGGACCCCTGGCAGGTCATCGAGTGGTGCGTGCACCATGCTCTCACCGCGGCGCGGCGCGAGCGCACGAAGCAGCTCTACGGTCCGGGCGGCGCGGGCGGTCAAGGGAACAGCCAACAGAAGGACGAATAGTGGCCCGCACCGAATCCGAGCTGACCACCGTGGCCGTGCAGGCCATCGCCGCCGGCATGCCGCTGCGCGAGGCGTCGCGGGTCTACCGTCGCAGCGTGTCGGCGCTGGTCCGCGCCTGCCAGCGCGCCGGGCTGGTGCTGCCGCGCGGCAGGCGGCCCAAGGCGGCGCCGGAGGGCGCCGTGGCTACGACCCTACCGCCCGAGGCCTGATCGCGCCTTGGCGGTCCGATTTGAGGCCTCGGCGGGGTGCTCTGCGGTGCGCCGGAGATCGTGCTCGGCATCCGCGATGACGCGGCGCGCCCGCTCGTAGTCCTCACACGTCAAGCAGCACGGCGACTGCCGGTCGACCAGGCGGCGCAGCTCCGCGATCACCGCCAGCAGCGCCTGGCGCAGGATCCAGGCGCGCAGCTGCAGGTCGACGAGCACGGGGTCCGCCTCCCAGAGGCACGGGTCGAACGGCTCGCCCGCCATCGCGCGCTCAGCGGTTGCCCTCGGCGCCCTTGATTTTCTCGACCGTCCGCAGCCCGCCGAGCCCCAGCATGCCGAGCATCAGCTCCCAGAGCTGCTCGTCGATGCCGGGCAGCGGCGGCAGCGGGTGGCCGGTGACGATGCCGATCCACTGCAGCACCGGCCGCGCGATGTACTGGCAGGCCAGCGCCAGCGCGCACACCCAGCCGATGCCGGGCCGCCAGCCGGAGGTGAAGGCGCTCGGGCTGGCGGCCTCGGCCCTGTTCGCATCGAGCTGGCCCTGCACCACCATCAGCGCGGCTGCCATCTGCGCGCGTTCCCGCTCGGTCTTGTCCGGCCACAGGCGGCCGATGATCGTCGTCGCCAAGTCGGCGACGGCGGTGACGGGGTCTGCTGCTGCCATCATGCCCTCGTAAGGTTGTCGGCGATGCGCCGGGCCCAGCCCTTGCCGAAGGCCGGCCAGGTCGGCAGGTCGGTCAGCATCGCCAGGCGCCGGCCGTTGAAGCGCGCCAGCAAGCGCGCCGGCGGCATGCTGCTGGCGGCCTGAATGGTCCGCGGGCCGAGGACGCCGTCCTGCGTCTCGCCGCAGGCCGATTGCAGGCAGCGGATGGCTGGCTTGACGCCCGAGTTGACTGCCATGTCGAAGAGATCCATGCGCAGCGCGTCGGGCACCGCATCGCAGCCCGCTGGTGCCCAGTAGTCGCGCAGGTAGATCTGCTTGGCGCGCTCGAGCGTGAGATGGGCGATGTCTTCGCCCGGGTAGGCGCGGCGGCTGATGCCGTACTTGGTCTCGCCGCCCGGGTCGCGCGGATCGTTGACGTAGCCGCCCTCGTGGCCGATCAGCGCCTCGAACGCCTCGTCGAACGTCATGGCGCCACCCGGATGTGCTTGATCGCCCAATCCCAGGCCTGGTAGCAGACCGTGACGACGGCGACGACGGCGGGCACGATGACGCGCAGCTTGCGCCGCGCCCAACTCGCGCGCTCATCGTCGCGGATCATGCGGCGCAGCTGCAGGCGCTCGGCCGCGGTGAGGTCGGCGTCGCCGTCCAGGGGCATGCTGTCGGTGTCGTCGGACATCGGGCTATCCCTCGGCGGACAGTGCGTCGATCGCGGCCGCGCAGGCATCGGCGCGGGCGCGGAGCTGGGCGCCGTAGCCGGTGGGGTCGGAGGCAATCGCGGGCTTGCGGCGCGCGAAGGCCTCGGCGGCGGCGAGGTAGAGCGCGCCGGCGCGCTCGAGGTTGCGCCGGCGCGACCGCGGCTTCCACCAGCCGGCGCCCCATGGCCAGGTCTCGGGCAGCGGAAGGTCGGGGCCCTCGGCGGCCTCGTAGCAGGCGGCGGCGGCGGCGAGATGGCGCACCCAGTGCCCGGCGTCGTGCGGGGCGTCGAAGCCTTCGCCCCCTTCTTCGATGGGCGCCTGCTGGCGCAGCCGTTCGGCGTTGATGAGATCGATTCCGTTCATGTTCATCGCTTGATGAGTTCGGCTGTGAGGGAGATGTCGTACCAGCTCGCCGCAACGGCGCCGCTGATCGAGCCGTAGATGCCGCATTCGACCGGCAGACCGGCTGCGACGGAGAAGACCTTGCGCGCCATCTGCGAGATACGCGTATTGCCCATTGGCAATGCATCGCTGTAGGTCGTGACACCGTCTTGCGTGACGTACAGCTTCGTGGTGTAGTCCGAGCCCCAGTTGTCGCCCGCACTTCCGACGCACGAATAGGCCGCCGTCACGATGAGCGTTCCCGCGTCCGTCGGCGTGAACGTCATGCTGTGCACGACGCCGCTTCCGCTTGGCATGTAATGGTCCTCAGGCGATGTTGGTGCGCGTGACGGGGCCGGCGACGTACGTCGCCGTGTAGACGGCCGTCGCCGCGCCGGCCGCGATCTGCCCGGTCGTGACGTTGATGCCGCTGATCGCGCTCCACACGTTCACGTTCGCAGCCGGGATGCCGTTCACTGTGCCCGTCACGTCGCCGGCGAAGGCGACGTTGCTCGCGGGGCGGTAGGGGTTCTCGTCGCTGCGCGAGGGCTTGACCCAGGCGCTGCGCAGGATGCCCGCGGCGTTGACATCGGGGTCGACGACGCGGTAGGCGCGCACCGCCCAGGTGAGGTACGAGCTCGCGTTGAGCCCGTAGGCCAGCATCGCGCGCTTGTTGGCCGGCACCTGCACCACCTGCTCGTCGGCCGGGCTGGAGCCCAGCGTGTAGGCACTGGCGCTGGTGCTGGCGTACAGCAGGATCTCGAAGCCGTCGATGTCGGCCTCGGTGCCCGACCAGAGCCACTCGAAGCTCACGTCGGCGCTGCCGTTGGGCTTGACGACGTGGTCCACCGCGGAGCCGTCGGTCGCGATCGTGGGCGCGACGACGGCCGCGCCGTTGCGGTCGTTGCGGCTGTTGAAGTTGGCGGCGACGGTGTTCCAGGTGCTCGCCGTCGACGCCGCGATGCCGGCGATGGTGCCGGTGAGGTCGCCGGCGAAGGCGACGTTGCTCGCGGGGCGGTAGGGGTTCTCGTCGCTGCGCGAGGGCCTGACCCAGGCGCTGCGCAGGATGCCCGCGGCGTTGACGTCGGGGTCGACGACGCGGTAGGCGCGCACCGCCCAGGTGAGGTACGAGCTCGCGTTGAGCCCGTAGGCCAGCATCGCGCGCTTGTTGGCCGGCACCTGCACCACCTGCTCGTCGGCCGGGCTGGAGCCCAGCGTGTAGGCACTGGCGCTGGTGCTGGCGTACAGCAGGATCTCGAAGCCGTCGATGTCGGCCTCGGTGCCCGACCAGAGCCACTCGAAGCTCACGTCGGCGCTGCCGTCGGGCTTGACGACGTGGTCCACCGCGGAGCCGTCGGTCGCGATCGTGGGCGCGACGACGGCCGCGCCGTTGCGGTCGTTGCGGCTGTTGAAGTTGACCGCCGCGCTCGGGCTGTAGGCCGACATCGCGCCGGTGATGGTGTAGGGGTAGTCGGTGACCTCCGAGAGGTCCTGCAGGCCGCCGCCGTAGACGTTGAAGCTGCAGAACTTGAGGTGGATGGTCTTGCCGATGTAGGCGCGCTCGAGCTCGCCGCTGCGCGCCACCGCGTCGTCCACGCGCACGAAGAGGTCGCCGGCGGCGTGCGCGTTGGCCGGCGTGCCGTAGGCCGCGTGCACCAGGCCGCCCAGGGTGTAGGCGCTGGGGCCGGTGAGGGTGGCGCTGGTGTAGGCCAGGTACTCGGGGTTGGCGCCGCCGACGAAGCACAGCGTGGCGAGCTGCGACGCGTCGGCCGCGCTGCCGCTGAGCAGCTGCTTGCCCGCGAGGCCGTTGACCGGCAGCGTCGCCGCGCCGCCGGCCACCGCGCTGGCCACCGTGCCGTAGCGCGCACCGCCGTAGATGGTGCCGATCTGGCGGTAGCTGGCGCCGTCCAGGCTGCACCAGACCGTGCAGCCGCCCCAGGTGCCGCCGCTGCCGCGCGCCGCGGCGTAGACCTCCACGCCGCTGTTGCCGGCCAGCGGCGCGGGCCCCTCGAAGATCGCCGGCGGGTCGACGTTGCCCGGGGCGACGTTGTAGTCGGCCTGGTAGCCGCTGCCGGCCTGCACGCCGAACAGCGGCGCGCTGGCCATGCCGATGGGCGCGTCCTCGGCGGTGACGTCGAACTGCCCGTCGTCGGACTCGGTGATGGTGCTGATGCGCACCGGCACGCGCACGAGGCCGAGCTCGTCTTCGGTGGTCAGCGTCACCAGGTCCAGCGGCTCGAGGCGGCCCTTGGTCCACGGCAGCGAGAACTCGTAGTCGTTGGCCACCGCCATCTGGCGCTGCAGCTCCATCTGCGCGGCGAAACCGGCCACCGCGGCGGTGGTGATCTCGTGCGCCTGGATGACCTCCATCACGCGCTCGCCGTACTCGTCGATGTGGGCGCGGTCGCGCGCCTCGGCGATGTCGACGTTGTAGGCGTTGGCCCGGTTGCGGTACTCGACGCGGACGACGTTGTAGCGGTCCTCGTTGGCGCGCGGGATCTGGCGCACGCGCGGCCGGCCCTCGTTGAGGAAGTCGTCGGGCCCGAGGTCGTACACCGGGGTGGTGTTGGCGGTGTAGGTGGCGCCGTTGCCCGTCTTGCTCTCGTCGCCCAGCGGCACGATCTTGAGCACGCTGCCGCTCATCACCGCGTCGCTGTTGGTGAGCTGCAGCCAGCGCGCCAGCACGTCGGCCGCCGCCGCCTGCTCGGTGAGCACCGGGCTCATGAACAGGCCGTGGCTGACGACGTAGTTGTGGTAGTCCGTGAGGTCCGCCAGGTAGGCCGCAGGCCACTGCACGCCGCGCTGCCCGTCGGTGAGGAACTGGCGCACCACGAGCGACATGTCCGCGTCGGGGATGGTCGACGAGAACTCGCTGGGCGTGCTGACCTCGAAGTTGTGGTTCTCGACCTGGGCGCTGTCGTTGAGCCGGTAGGAGGCGGCGTAGACGTAGGCGATGCCGCTGTAGCCGATGGCCTCCGAGGGATGGTTGGTGGAGAGGTGGCTCCACACCGGCTGCGCGTAGGCGCCGAGCGCCAGGTCGAGCCCGATCTCGGCCAGCGCGCTCTGCCAGGTGGCGCCGCTGTCCTGGGTCTGGTATTGGATCTCGACCACGGCGCCGACGGCCGCGGCGGCGAAGGTGTAGGTGCCGCCGCTGCGCGTGTACTCCACGCCCTCGATGTAGGTGCCCGACTGCGGCATCGATCAGCCCCCCATGCCCTGGTAGCCGGTGTCGATGTAGGCGGGGTCGATCACCGCGATCGCGGCCTTGAACTTGGCGGCGTCGGGCACCGTGACCACGCCGCCGGCCGGCACGGTGACGCGGTAGCGCTGGACGCTGATCTTGCCCGGCACCGTGCTGCCGGAATAGCGCTGCTTGCCCTTCCACGCGCTCACGATGCCGCTCACTTGCGTGCCGCAGAGCGCCAGGATCACCGCCGCGTCGTACAGGTACTTGGTGGTACCCGGGCTGCCGCCGCCGCCGCCCTTGCCGCCTCCCTGCCCCGGCTCGGTGTAGGCGGTGGCCTTGAAGTCGCCGTACCAGAGCAGGTTGCCGCCGACGCGGAAGCGGCCCCAGCCGATGGGGATGGCGAGGCCGGCGGTGCTGGTCTGCACCTGCAGCGTGCCCAGCGCGGGCGGCTGCGCGGCCGCGGGGGTGCTCTTGCCGGCCATCAGCCCTGCCCTCCGCCGGCCAGGCCGTGGACGCGGAAGCGCTTCGCCGGCCGGCCGGCGAGGTCGGCCTCGTCGAGCCGGCCGAGCGTGACCTGCCCCAGCGCACGCAGCGCGTGCACCATGCGCCCGTCGCCCAGCAGCACCGCGCCGTGGCTGTAGCAGCGGCCGTAGCGCCAGACCTGCACGTCGCCCGCGGCGCCGGGCCCTTCGGCCGGCAGCTCGCGGCCGTGGCGCTGCAGCCAGCCGAGGAAGACCTCGTCGCTGCGGTGCAGGTGCCAGTCGAACGCGTAGGGGCGCGGGTCGAGCTCGGGCGGCACGAGGCCGCAGGCGGCGTAGGTGCGCACGAGCAGCATTGCGCAGTCGACACCCACGCCCTTGACGCCCTGGCCGTGGTGGTACGGCGTGCGCAGCCAGCTCAGCGCTTCGGCGGCCACGGCGGCGCGCCTCTGCTCGACGGACGTCGTCTCGAGGGCGGTCACGTCGTGGTCTCCGCCGCCGGGATGAACGGCTGGCCGCGAAAGCGCGGCAGGTTGGCGTAGCGGGTGGTGCAGGTGGAGATGGTGCCGTCGCAGCCGGGCTCGGCGTAGAAGGCGTCGGCGGGCAGGATGTCGAAGGGGAACGGCCGCGCGAAGGTGAAGACGCGGGACGAGTAGCTGCGCACCGTGCGCGAGATGCCGGCGTTGGCGCCCGAGGTGAAGCGGATGACGCCGAGCTCGAAGTAGCCGGCGGTGGTGTCCACGTTGGTGGCGAAGCTGCTGCGCGTGGGCGCCGGGATGCCGGCCACCAGGCCGCTGATGCGGAAGGCGGTGCGGTCCTTGCCGCAGCCAGCGTCGAACACCTGGTTGAGGCAGCGCGGCTGGTAGACGTCGCGCGGCATCTGCTGCTGCAGGCGCTCGAGCTCACTGCGCACTTCCAGCTCGATGGTGCCGGCCTCCAGGCCGACCGGCGATCCGGTACCGACGAAGCGCGGCATCACGCCCTGGTAGGCGTTCGCCGCGTCGAAATAGGCCCACTCGAGCAGCACGCGGCAGCCGGCCAGCGCGCCGGCGCGCGCGGCCTGCAGCAGCGGCACGCCGCCGAGCTGGTCCACCGGGCGCGGGATGAGGGTGAGGCTGAGCCGGTCTACCTCCAGCCCGCGCTTGAGCGCGAGGCGGCCGCGCACGATGAGCGGGCCCACCGCGAAGGCGCGCGCGTCGGGCAGCGCGATGGCCTGGTCGGCGTTGGTGTAGCGCAGGACCTGGCCCGAGGCGAGCGTGAGCGTGAGCAAGTCGAAGCGCCGGGCCACCGTGCCGGTGTCCATGAAGTTGGCGAGTTGGGGCGTGACGGTGATCATCGAACGGTCTCGAACTCGAGCGTGCGGGTAGCGCGCAGGCGGCGCAGGAACTCTTCGAACTCTTGCGTGTCCTTCGTGAAGGCGCAGCGCCAGTAGTACTGGCCGCTCCACGTGAGCGCGGCGCCGGCGGGCGGCGCGGCGGTGAAGGTGACGAGGCCGCTGGCGACGGAGCAGCCCATGTTGCTGAAGGCGCCGGCGGCGCTGCCGGCCTCGAACTGCACGGCGTCGAGGTCGAAGGTGACGGCGCTCGGGCCGGCCGTGTTGGAGGCCATCCAGACGAACAGCACGGCGGACCGCGCGTTCGCCGGCGCCGTGGCAGTGAGGCTGTAGCGCGTGAGCACGCCGGCCGGCGGCGCGATCGGCGAGGAGGCCGAGGTGGAGATGACGGTGCCGCCGGCGCCGACGTTGGGGTACCAGTCCACCCGCATCAGCATCGTGGCCGGGGCGCTCGCCTGGCTGATGTAGGCCGAGAACGTGTAGGGCACGGCGCCATTGACATTGACCACGCGGACGACGCCTGCGCGGTCGCCGGTAGCAGTGCCCAGGCCGCTCGCGCCGATGCGCTGTTTCCAGGTGCCATGGATCGGCGCGGCGCCGGAGCTGGACAGGCTGTAGGTCACGGTGCCCGTTGTGCCGAGGCTGTAGGCCGTCCAGCCGTCCGCCAGGCCGTCGGCGTTCGAGTCGACCTCGAACGACCCGTAGGGCGCGAGCATGTTCGCCGCCGGCACACCGTCGACGCTGACCACCGGCGCCACCGGCTCGTAGACCGGCTCGGCGTAGCCGCCGAACGAGCGCACGAGCTGGAAGGCGGTGGCGGTGCCGTCGCCGATGCCGAAGGGCTGGTCCGTGGCCGTGTCGTCGTCGCGGTCGTCGAAGAGGAAGGTGTCCAGCGTGCCGCCGCGCGCGAGCCAGAAGCCGCCCAGGGCGGCGAAGTCCGCATCGCGCAGGAACGAGTAGCTGATGCGGTAGAGGTACGTGGGGTACATCTGCGCGCTCAGCGCATAGCGCCGGCCGTTGGCGCGCTTGATCGTGCCCGGCCACTGGAACACCCGCACGCGCGGCCAGGTCTGGCCGGGCAGCACGGGGAAGACGGCGTTGCTCACGCGTCGCTCACCATGCGAGTCTGACGTTGTTGCGCAAGGCCTCCTTGATCGCCTTGTGCAGGTTCTCGCTGGTGACGACGTAGACGCCCGGCCTCACGACCTGGTCGACCTTGAGGTTCACCTGCACGTTGCCGCCGCCGCCGCGGTTGACGGCCTGCGAATCGGCCAGCTGGCGGATCACGTCGGCGTGGCGGGCGGGCAGCACCATTTCGCCGCTGTGGGCCTGCACCAGCGGGTTCATGCCGCGCGGGATGTCGTAGCCGCCCTCGGCGCTGAAGATGCGCTGCGCGAAGGCGCCCACGGCGGCCAGCGCCGCGGCGGCGGCGGCCGGCGCGAGGAAGGGGCCGACGATCGGGATCTGCGAGATCGAGGCGTAGACGTTGGCCGCCGCCTCCGCGGCCTTGGCGGCGATGTTGCGCAGCGCCATGCCGGCCTGGATGGCCATGATCTGGGCCGCGGTCTGCCCTTCGCTGGCGACGCGTTCCTTGCCGTACAGCGCCGTGAGCGCGACGAGCCGGGCCTGGCCGATGACGTACTCGGCCACCGGCTTGGTGATGAGCTCCTGCACGAACGCGGCGCCGACCTGGCGCGCCACGTCGCGCAGTCCGTTGAGCGTGATCTTCATGTGCTCGACCATGCTCTGCAGGCCTTCCTCCAGCGCGGACTGGCTGGTGCCGAAGAAGGCGTCCCAGCGCTTGTTGCCTTCCACCTGCTGGCGGCCCTGGTTTTCGTCGCCGGCGGCGCGGTAGCGGGCGCGGATGGCGGCGAGCTCGGCCTCGAGGCGCTCGAGCGCGACCGGGTCCATGTTGGGGTTGCCCTTCATGGCCTCGATCTCGGCGAGCTTGGCCTGCTCTTCGATGGCGCCGCGCTGCGCGATCGTGCCCTGCTTGATCACCAGCAGCTGCGCCTCGGTGATGAGGCCGAGGTCGCGCTGGAGCTGGGCATTGCGCTCGGCGCCGGCGATCTCCTCGAGCTGGTCGTCGCGCGCGCGCTGCAGGCGGATGGCGGCGATCTGCTGCAGCGCTTCGGCATGCTGGCGGGCGAGCTGCTGCTGCTGCCGGAGCGCATCCTGGTACTGCTTGCTGTCCTCGCCGTAGTGGTCGCGGGCACGGGCGACGTACTGCGCCATCAGCGCGTCCTGCTCGGCGAAGCGGCCCTTGGCGTCGTCGATCTCACGCTGCGTCTCGGCCTGGCGGGCCTGGAAGGTTTGCTCGCCGATCTGCACGACGAGGGCGAAATACTTGCGCTCGACCTCACTGCGCAGCTTGTCGTTGGCCGAGAGGCCCGCGAGGATCTTGGCCCAGTAGTCGCGCTCCTTCTCGAGGCCGAAGGCATAGAACGTGTCGTTGAGCGCGTTCTCCTTCGTGAGCGCGGCCTTCTGCGCCTCGAGCCGCGCTTCCCACTGCGCCATGCGGCGGTCGGTCTTGTCGATGTCGCCATGCGCGTGCAGTCCGTCATCGCCGGGAGGCCTCATGCGCACTTCGTCCGGCCGGTTGAAGAGCTCGTAGATCTTCTGATTTACCTCTTCACTGGTATCCGCGATTGCGATAGCCATTTGCTGAAACCGCCGCTCAAAGCGGTCAGCAAATGACCCGATGGCATCGGCGGCACCCTTGAAATCGCCTTCCACCAACTTCTGGAACGCAATGGCGATCGTGCGGAACGGCTCAACAACCGAATACAGAAGAAAGCCCATTCCTTCGGCGACGATCACAGCAGCCTCTTTCAAGCCCCAGAAGAGCGCGACCAGACCGCCAATGGAACCTTTGATGACGATGACCGCTGCAGGACCGATCGTGGTGAACCATTCACCAAGCTGCGTGAACGCTGGCATCACGGCATCGCCGATGGCTTTCTCCACCGCGAGCAGCACGTCGCCGACGTCGTTCATCACCGCCCGGTAGCGCTTCATCGCGTCGACGTTCTCGACGCCGACCACCAGGCCGAGCTCGCGCTGCTTCTTCTTCGCCTCTTCGATGGTGGCGGCATTGAGCTTGAGCAGCCCGGTGATCTCGTCGGCGCCCTTGCCGAACATCTGCTGCAGCGCGATGTCGCGGTCGGTGCCCTCGGCGTACTGGCCGACGATCCTGATGGCGTCCATCATCAGGTCGTTCATGTTCCGGAAGTGGCCGCTCGAATCGCGGGTCTGCAGGCCCAGGGCCCTGAGCTGGTCCTCGTTGGTTCGGAGCTGCTTGGCCATCTTGGTCGCCGCGCCGGTCATCACCTCGGAGCTCGAGTAGATGTCGCCGAGCGCGACGTTGAGCGCTGAGGCCTCGCTGGTGTTGATGCCCAGGGCACGCGCCAGCGCGTTGGTCTCCTTTGTGAAGCTCACCGTCGCGTTGATGGCTTCCTTCGCGACTGCGCCGCCCGACAGCATCGCGGCCCAGAGCGCGAAGCGCTTCTGCACCGCCTCGATCGCTGACCCGATCTTGCCCAGG